AGGTGTTGCGCTTGCGCTTGTGTTAAACCCGCTTCCTTGGCCGCTGTTTTAAAGGCGTCTTGGATAGTTTCGTCAACAACAGTACCTTCTGGATATGTGAAGTCGGTGTACTCTATAGCTTCAACAGATGCAGGAGCCTCTGCCGATAATAGAGTGGATTCTGTAGTCGGTTCAATGACAACATCAGTTGCAACTTCTTCAGTCGTCGATGCTATTTCTTCGGTCATTAGTCTGTTCCGTTAAAAGTTGTATGTATAAATCTGGGCAGTGATTAAACTGTTCCAGCACCCAAAGTCCTATGACGCGCTTACCTTCTTTATGTGCTGACGTTAAGCCCTCACCGGTAAAGCTGGTTTGAAAGACTCCACATTCGCCCATCAGCCGCCTGAGTAGTCGCCTACCTTCCGGCAGCATGGCGATAGCGGTAAAGTCTTGCGCTTCAACAACCGCTTGAATCTTGCGTAGTTGCTGTGCTACAGCTCTCGCGTCGTCATCAGAGTAACCCTCTGGATTACTTATCATCCGCACCATAGAGCAGATTGGCGGCATTCTTTAGCTTGCCACCGGTCGTCAAACCCATATCCGTAATCTGTAAACAAATACAGACATCAGTGCCTTTGTCGTCGCCATCACGCTCTAATGATTCAGTTGCTGAAGTAACGACAGCAATCGCTTGTAGCGTGACCTGAGTGCCAGCCTTAAGTGCTTTTGTAATGCCTAATGACTCGCATTGATCTTCATCTAAATGCAGGGTCAAGCCATAACCATACTTAGCCGACATACAATAAGTAGCCTCACCCATGTCATCGCTGTCTTTCTTCATGCTGATGAGTTTCATTAGTACCCCACGTAAATAGTGCCGGCCGGCATCGTTGTGCCAGTTGCCAACACTTTTTTAACCATAATGTACTGAACGCCAAACCAAGCGGCTGTGATCGCTATAGTAACGGTCGTGCCACCAGCGGTTACAAAGGTGACATTACCGGTGCCGTTAAAAATCATGGCCCTACAAGTTCCTCCTGGTAGGTCCGCAGCGTCATTAGGTACTACGACTTTTAGGTCTACTAATGGCGTGTACCAGTTGAGATCAGTAAGAAAGGGCGTTGGGTTAGTCTGCATTACAAATTACCCGCAGGATACAAAGCAAAGATGCCGGTTGCAGTCGTTGAAGTAGCTGCAATAATAGAGGCATTAATGCGCACAGTTTGTCCAGCCGCTAATCCAGTCAGTAAAAACGTGCCGCCAGCTGCTAGTGTTCCAGCCACGTTACCTGTCGCGGTTACATAAATTCCGAGACATGGTCCGCCTGGTAACGCAGTTGCATCAGTTGGGGTAACTGGTAAACCTTGGCGCTCAGAATACTCCTCTGCCCCCAGCGTATAGCCACCCGTTGAAAATAAAAATTTAGGCATTTTGTTGTTGTCCTTTCATTGCGGCCATTACATCACCTGATGCTGTACCTGGTTGAGTTGAAGTTTGTCCAAGATTCTTAACTGCTTCACTAGCCTGCATGAGCATGGCTTGTTTTTGTTGTGCCGCTTGCGCCTCTGCACGTTGCTTACGCACCATAGCGACTTGCTCGCCACTGATAATCAATTCGGGATCAATACCGAGCTTGTCACTGTAAGCATCTACCCAATGATCGGGGTCAAACTTGTCCAGAACATCAGGACGCAGAGTTGCAATTTGGCCCATTGATGAGACAAAGCGATCAATACCGTTGACGGCAACAGCCTTTTGAGCTTGTGCCAGCATGGATACATATTCAATATTAAGATCATGACCGGCTAACTCCTCTGGCGGTGGTGGCAATAGATTGGCAGTCAATAGACGTTCAAAGACTGTCTCGATGAGTGGATCCAGTAATTCATTATTAAGGCGCTCAACCACTGGGCCGAGCATTAACATTTTCTCTTCATTACGCGCAGCGACTTCGGTTGCTGTCATGCGAGTATCTTGCTGAGTGATTGCCATGAAGATGTCTGAGAAGAACGCCCCATTAATACGGGTACGCACGTCTTGAATGTCCATGAGCAAAGTCTGAAGATTAAGATTCACTTCAAAGGCTGTCTTCACGCCTTGAGTGCCAGACGACGCATCGTAATAGGAGATGCCGCCAGGGAATAACTCAATCTCTCTATTCTTCATGCTTGATGGCACTTGAATCGGAGGATTAGCCTGGTAGTCGATAGCTTGAGATTTACGGAATTGTTGTGCTTGTAACTGTTTAATATCGCCTAGCGCTTCCATACCTGGAGAGACACCATAAATATCGCCCGACACAGTCGTCCAGCGAGGCGCAACACAAGGGAATGATTGATAGCCAGACTCACGCAAGACCTTCTTGTCACCGGCATTACGCTCAAAATACACCGACTTCCAAGGCATATTCAGATTGTCTTTTTTAGATTGATCTCGATCGGCTCTAGGCTCAATAGCGTGAATCAAAGTGACCCACTGATCTAAATTGCCACGCTGATAAGCAGACTTAACGACACTACTACAGTTCTCTAAGCCAAACTCACCGACGATCTCAGCGACTGTTTTATCGAACTCACGGTATAAAGTATTGACCTGGCCCTTCCAATCAGTCGTGATGGCGTACTCACCAATCGTGAACGGATGAAGATGAATGACGTTATTGAAGTCTTCTGCAATCAAAGCCGAGGCTGTACCAAACGCACCGAGTTCTTCATACATAGAGTGAAGGACACGGTAACAGTTAGACTTTGCTAGTACATCACTGACTAAATCACCGACTTCATTCAACCAGATTTTAACTGGCTGATACTGCATTAAGTCTTGATCTGTGACGGCTAGACGAAACCAAGGCCTTGATGGACTAGTCATACCTGACATCATGCCAGCGGCTAGAACTCTGAGTGCTTTCGTACCGGTAGAGTCATAAATAACATTGTGACGTTTAAAGCCTTTATTACGATCTGAGATGAAATAGCGACCATTGACCGGCAGTAAGTTACGGCTGACGTCAGACCAATGCTGTAGCCAAGTGGACCGCTCCATCTTCAGAGCGCTCCATCGTCTATTAAGTAGCTTGATTTCCTCTGACACCTATGCGCCTAACAGAGTCTTCTTGGCTAAAGTTCCAGCAGCAATAGGATCACCTTGGCCACCGGTCAAAAGAGTGGTAGTAACACCGCCTCCACCTTGTGCTACGTTCTGTGTACCCACATCAGCCACGACAGCCTTAACATCAGGCGCATGAGCGAGTTGAGGTGGTGGTGGAGGTGGTGGTGGCGCAGGGATTTTGGGCGGTGATGAACACATAATCAATCTCACTTTTAAAGTTAGTGAGAGTCTAACGGCTCAATCGTCTATCATCCGCACGGCTTACTTACGCAGTCGGTCACTGAATCGTGTACGCTCTTTGATGATGTCTCGAATTGTAGACTTGGAGCAATCAAACTTATCAGCCAGCATCTGATAACTGAAGGAGCCAGTATCATAAGCCGACCTGATGGTTGCGCAGTCATCATCTGATAGAGTGGTTTTAGGATGATTCTCGCCAAAAACCTTGCCGGTGCCTGGTCCTCTCTTTATCAGCATCCATTCAGGTAGATTGACGACTGTCCAGGCGATGACTTTCATGTGGCCTTCGTAGAGGCCCATGATAGATTCACCGGACTCTAGCATCATCAAGCAGGGATAAGAATTAGGTACTGCACAGTGTGACGCTCTGAGCCATTTTATCATTGAGTTCTACTCGCAAAGGGATCGTGACCACGCATAGCATCGTTGCGAGGTCTATTGATAGGATGACTGGAATGTATTTTAGGGATAACAGGGAAGCTGAAGGTCAGAGCTAACGCATCACCAATGTCAGGTGAAGGCATGCCCCTCTTCTTCATATCGTCTTTAGACTCAAGCTGAATCTTACCGGATGAGTTATACAAATAAGTAGGTGTGGCTAAATCTTGCTTGAGTGACTGGTCATTAGGGATACAACCACCCAAGGTTAGCCAGTCTCGCATCTCGCACCATATCTCAGCGCGCTTATTGAGATAACGAATATCAGTCGGCTTGCCGGCAAAGGCTACTTCAGTGACCTCATGGCCAAGCTGCCTTAATCGATCAATGACACCAGAACCCGCACCGGCATCTATAAAGACGGCATCAGGTTTATGCTCCATGATTTCAGAGGCTACTCGTTGAGCCAAGGCCATGTTATCAATGCCACGCATGACAATCGGCTTCCTAGCCACTAAACCTTGACGCATTAATATGACTGAGCGATCATCGCCAAATCGTGCAGGGTCCACGCCCAGAATCTTAGGCGCAAAGATAATGTCGGCATCAGGCACTGTTCTTGTTGCGCCTGCTTCCACATCTGATAGAGACATGAGCTGATTATCACCGGCCGCTGTAAAGTCACATAGATACTCTCTCGCAAATGACGTGTCAGCCATATCACGCTTAAGCCTGGCAACTTCTTCTACATTGAGTGAATGGGTATCGTAGACTGTATATTTAGCTGAGTACCAATCATCGTACTTGTCAGCCCTGAAATAAAGTTCTGAGAATAAGTTTAGGCCACTGGGTGTACCTATAAAAAGCGCCCAACCTAAGCGATCTGATAGTGCCGGCTGTAGAATATCATTCCAAACTTCAGGTTTAATTTGAGCCACTTCATCGATGACCACACCATCTAAGCGAACGCCACGCATAGTATCTGGATTATCACCGCCAAATAACCTTATGAGGCAGTCATTAGCTACCAGTCTGATAGATAGCTCTGATTCGTTTATTTCGACTGCGCCAAACTTGACCAGCTGCTCCGTCTTTTTCTTTAAACGCTTCCAGGCAATCGCTTTAGCTTGAGATAGAAACGGAGCTACATAAAAGAACTGACCCATCTCCTTGTCAAACTTCATGGCCTTATCAAGTAGCTCCATGATAGCTAGTTCCGTTTTACCGGCACGACGATGAAGCGCAAGCACCGTAAATCGCTGTCGGTTTTTATGGCAACTCTTCTGCCAATCCCTTGGAAAATAACTGAGCCTAATCCTCTCCATCAACGCCCGTTATAACTTGTAAGCTGATTGAGGCTTTTAGATTCATATCCTTTGGCAAGACCTTACCGACCAAAGCCATGAACGCACTAGGATTATCGACTGCTTGAAGCGCAAGATACTTTTGACCACCGGCATCATCTAAAGCCCCCAAGATCATATCCTTGAGTTCTTTAGTGACTGCATTAGTCACCCCTTTCTTACGTCCTCCTGCCTTTTTTCTTCCTTCT